ATTAATGGTTTAGAGGATGAGAATATAGGAAATATGGTAGATGAGTATGGTACAAAGTGGGCCGCTGTAGTGAGAGATTATGGATCAGATTGGTAATATTAGATAAACTCTAATAAATCATTATCATTTTTAATCCAACAATTTGCACATAATATTATACTTTCATCAATAAGAGAGAATATTTCTTTTCTACTCTTAGGATTAGTTCCTACTCGTTTTGTTATTTTTCGTATTTCCGAATCATGAGGATAGTATTTTAAACACACAGTTTCACTCTCACCACAATGTTTACAAGATTTATTAGCTAAATTTTCATTTAACAATATAATTCTTTTACGATAGTTTCTACGAGCTACCTTTTTAATTGTGTCTTTATACTTTTCGTAGTGTGCATTTACCATATTATTATTTATATGTTATAACACTTATAAAAACAGTTTTTCTAATATTGTTTTCTTATAAATATCTGTAATAAACAAAAACCAACTCTTAAAGATAAGGAGTACAAATTAATGTCTTTTCTAGTTTCTCCTGGCGTTCATGTCAAAGAGATTGATTTAACTAATGTTGTTCCATCAGTTGATACCACAATTGGTGCAATTGCTGGGCCTTTTGAAAAGGGCCCTGTATCTTCAATAGTTACAATCACATCTGAGTCTGATCTCCTCAACAATTTCGGTAAACCCAATGCAAATAATTTTGAATGGTGGTATACTGCTTCTAATTTTCTAAAATATAGCAACACTTTAAAAGTTGTTCGTGCAGAATCTGCACTCTTAAATGCTTCTGAAGGCGGTACTGGATTATTGATACGCGATAATGATCAATATCTTACAGATTACTTTTCTGAAACAGGTGATGGTCAAGTAACTACTAATGATTGGTATGCACGTAGTGCTGGTATTAATGGTAACTCTATTGGTGTTGAAGTTTGTCCTTCTCCACAAGCATACGAGCAAGACTTGGGTTCAAACAACCTAGTAAACGGTGCTGGAGCTATTGGCGATAAAACGATTACAGTCGATGATGCTGATGAAGCAGGATTTGCTTTCCAAGTTGGAGACATGATCAAGTTTCATGAAGCTTTTAGTGTAACAAAAGTTGTTGCTGGTGCTGTTACTGCTTCCATTGACCTTACAGTTGATGGTGGTTCTGGTACGGTTGCAGTAGGTCATCGTGTTATCGGTGCTGGTATTACTGATATAGTTAAAGTTAAAACAGTTACTTCAGCAACAGTTTTTGTTTTAGACAAAGCTATTACAGTTGCAGACAATGTTGTTTTAGCATTTTCAGATTACGCTTCTATAGAATCTGGTGATACTCAATACGAAGTTACTTCTATCAGTGGTGAAGTATTAAGTATTCGTTTAAAGGATGACCCAGATCAAGGTGGATTGCAAACTATTATCCCTGATAATGCTTTGATTACAAGACGCTGGCGTTGGGCAGATTTATTTAATTCTGCTCCTGGCCAATCTGCATATAACTTAGCAAATGGTCGTGGTACTGGTGATGAATTACACGTTGTAGTTTTTGATACAACTGGTCTTATTACTGGTTCTGATGTAGATGTTGCTGGTCAAAGAGGTAATGCTGTACTAGAAACTTATGCTAACCTATCAAAAAATCCAGCTGCTAAAGGGCCTCAAGGAGATAGTATTTACTATCCAACAGTCTTCTTTAATCAGTCTGAGTTTGTTTTCTGGGGTGATCATATTGCTGCTGGTACTAACTGGGGAACTGATACTGCAACTGCATATACATCAGTTGTTCCTATCACTACAGTTTCTTTGGCTGGTGGAACAGATGATTATTCTGTTACTGCTGGTGAATTAGAACTTGCTTATGATAAGTTTGGTGACGCTGAAGGAGTAGATGTAAATCTAGTTCTTGGTGGGCCAAGTTCTGGTGTTACTGATTCAGCTGCTGGACAAGATACTCATGTAACAATGATTACTTCTCTTGTAGAAGGCCGTAAAGATTGTGTTGGATTTGTTTCGCCATTCCGTTCTGCAACGGTTGGTATCGCAAACACAACTACACAAACAGAAAATGTAACTTCTGCATTTGAGTTATGCCCATCATCTTCTTATATGGTTTTTGATAGCAGTTACAAATATATTTACGACAAATATGCTGACGTATATCGTTATGTTCCTTTGAATGGGGATATTGCTGGCCTTTGTGCTCGTACTGATGGTGTTGCTGATCCTTGGTTCTCTCCAGCTGGTTATAATCGTGGAAATATTCGTGGTGCAATTAAATTGTCTTATAACCCAAGTGCGGGTGAAAGAGATCAATTATATCGTTTTAGAGTTAATCCTGTTGTCAATTTCCCAGGCCAAGGTGTGGTTCTGTTTGGTGACAAGACTGCTCTATCAAAACCAAGTGCATTTGATCGTATCAATGTTCGTAGATTGTTCTTGGTTCTTGAAAAAGCAATCGCAACTGCATCTAAGTTTCAACTATTTGAGTTCAATGATGAATTTACAAGAGCTCAATTCCGTAACTTAGTAGAACCTTTCTTGAGGGATGTTCAAGGTCGCCGTGGTATCACTGACTTTAAGGTAGTCGCTGACGCAACAAACAACACAGGCGAAGTTATTGATCGTAATGAGTTTATTGGTGATATTTACATCAAACCAGCTCGTTCTATTAACTTTATTACCCTAAACTTTATCGCAACTCGTACAGGGGTTGCCTTTAGCGAGGTAGGAGGTTAATCATGGCTAATATAGATGACTTTAAAGCTAACTTAATCGGTGGTGGTGCAAGAGCTAACCAATACAGGGTTACTATTACTCCCCCACCCGGCATTGCAATTGGACTTGATGTTCGTAGAACTTCATTTCTAGTAACTGCTTCTAATTTGCCCGCTTCAACATTGGGTGAAATTCCTGTTCCTTTTCGTGGAAGAAACATTTATGTATCTGGTGATCGTCCAGCTCCAGAGCCTTGGTCTACTACCTTCATGAATGATACTGACTTCATGATTAGAAATGCAATGGAAAGATGGCAGAATGGTATCAACGATTATGCAAATAATACTGGTGCTGTAGCTCCTGCTGATTATCAAACTGATTTGACTGTAGAACAGTTGGATCGGGATGAAACTGTATTGAAGAGTTATATCTTCAGAGCAGCATATCCATTGACAGTTGGTACGATTGAACTAACAAATGCTGAAGCAACTGAGATTGAAACTTTTGAAGTAACTTGGCGATATCAGCACTTTGAACCTTCTGGAGTTTCGTTCTAATTTACCTACTAAATAGAACGTAGGAGAAATATAGAATGGCTGAACTTTTCGGGTTCCGTATAGAAAGACCAAAAAAAGCAGAGGGTAGTGTATCATCATTCACTACCCCTACTGCTGACGACGGCACACTTGATATTGCTGGCGGTGGTTTTTTTGGACAAGTTTTAGATACTGATGGCAGAGAGAAAACTGATTTAGATTTAATCAGGCGATATCGTGATATCGCACAACAACCTGAGTGTGATACTGCAATTGAAGATATTATCAATGAAGGTATCGTTTCAAATGAGGACGATCAAGCAGTACAAATTACTCTTGATCGTTTACCTTATCCAGATAAAATAAAAAGAAGAATAAGAGAAGAGTTTGGGGAAGTATTGCGGCTCCTTCATTTTGAGCAGAAGGGTCATGATATTTTTAGGCGTTGGTATGTCGATGGTAGATTATTTTATCATAAGATTATTGACACTAAAAATCCAAAACAGGGTATTATAGAACTTAGGTATATAGACCCAACAAAAATTAGAAAAGTACGTCAAATTAAAACTCATGTTAATAAAAATACTAGCGTTGATATGATTGATAAAGTTGACGAATACTATCTTTATAATGAAAAAGGTTTGTCTTCTTCTGGAACAGGCGGTGGTGGTTCTGGTTTGAAGATAGCTCCAGATGCAATATCATATGCACCATCTGGCTCAGTTGATGGTAACTCTGGTAGAGTTTTATCATACTTACATAAAGCAATTAAACCTGTCAATCAATTACGTATGATCGAAGATGCTCTTGTTATCTATCGTATATCACGAGCTCCAGAAAGACGTATCTTTTATATTGATGTTGGTAATCTTCCAAAGATTAAAGCAGAACAATATCTCAAAGATGTTATGAATCGTTATCGTAACAAATTGGTATATGATGCATCTACTGGAGAAATCCGTGATGACCGAAATCATATGTCAATGTTAGAAGATTTTTGGTTGCCTCGCCGTGAAGGTGGTAGAGGTACAGAGATCACTACTTTGCCGGGCGGTTCTAATCTTGGTGAAATTGATGATATTACTTATTTCCAAAAGAAACTTTATAAGTCTTTGAATGTTCCCATCTCTCGTATGGATTCTGAAGCAGGGTTTTCTTTAGGAAGAGCTTCTGAAATAACAAGAGATGAACTTAAATTCTCTAAGTTTGTGCAACGTATTCGTAAGAAGTTTGTACCTTTATTTACAGACATTCTTAAAACACAACTTCTATTAAAGGGTGTTATTGCTCCAGAAGATTGGGCTACGATGCAAGAGCATATTCAATATGACTTTCTACAAGATGGTCACTTTGCAGAGCTTAAAGATGCAGAACTTCTTAATGATCGTATTCAAACACTTGATTCAATTCAATCATACATTGGTACATTCTTTAGTAAAGAATATGTACTGAAGAAAGTATTGCGTATGAATGATGCAGAGATTGCAGAAATGAATGATCAGATTAAGAAAGAGCTTACTATTGATCCATTAGATGGCGGTATAAGTATACCAGATGGTGGTGATGGAATTACACGTTACCCACAAGATGGTAGCGGTGGTGTTGTATCACCAGATCAAATGCCAGATTATGAAGAACCAGAAAAAGAACAAGGAAAATTTTAATGAGTAGAGAATTTGTAGACGCAATTTCATCAGGAAATAACATAGGCGCAGAAGAAGTATTTAAATCTACTGTGGGTGCAAAAGTTGGTGATGCTTTAGAAATAAAAAGAAAAGATTTAGCAAACACTTTTGTAAAAACTATGTCAACAGAGCCAGAGGGAATTGATGACTCAGAAGTTTAGTGGAGTGTATACATCCGTAATAGAGAAGGATGAACACAAAAAATCCAAGGAATATAAGAAACTTTCACCTAAGATGAAAGATGCTATAGATATTATATTTCAAAAAATGGATTCTAAACCTTCAGATTTCCTAAATAGTTTTGAAAAAAGTATAAAAGAAGTATCAAAAAAATTTAAAGTTTCTGAAAAAGAACTTTTAGGTTATTTTGAGAAAGAAATGTTATCAATTTAAGGAGTAGATAATGGCCTTTGCTACACGAACACTCAGAGATACAGTTGTTGGAACCGCTGGAGATGGTGGTACTGTTACTATCTTAGTTAATATAGCTAATGATACAACTACAACCAATGCTATTTTAGATGCAAGCGCTTTATCTGGTCATGCCAATGGTGCAAAATTGCACATAAAAAGAGTTTGGTGGGGATTAGTTCAAGGTACTGCTGATGATAATACTGGCCATGTTAAAATTATTGAACAAGGCGATACAGATGTTACATTGATGGATTTAGCAGGAAGTGGATACTATGACGGTTCTGCCGGATTAATTGAATCTGCTGCAACAAATACTGGTGCAACTTCTGGTGATATGGAATTAGCTTGTCTTGGTACATCTGGTTTTGTAATGATTGAATTCAAAAAAGACGAAAATTACGCTTAAGGATTATTCAAATGAACACAGTTAAATTATTTTCAGAATCAGTAGAAGAAGTAGAATACATCACTGAGGCTAAAGAAGACGGTTCTAAGAGTTACAAAATTCGCGGTATTTTTATGCAAGCTGACATAAAGAACCGCAACGGACGGGTATATCCTATGGAAATACTTGAGAATGAGGTTGGGAAGTATAATAAGAACTTTATTAAAGAGAAACGGGC